ATGATAAAAATAAAAATTAACGGAAACAAAAGGGAAACCGCAAAAGAAAAATAAAGTAAATAAAAATTAAAGAATAAAATAATCACGATTATAAATACCAAAAATATGATTATCTTCGACATTGATAATATGATTATATATTATAATAAAACGTTCAAAAAAGTTAACCCAAAAATTATACTCACTAATATTACTATCTTGTTTAAATGTGATAGACATTTGCAGCATAAACATAAGATACGATATTATTGGGTTATTAACATCAATAAAATGATCAACAGGAATAAAGTACTCATCAATTGAAAAAATCTTAAGATTCTTAAATTCATGAATAAATTCATTTCTTGAATTTAAATCTACATTATGCATTGAATTTATTAATTTTTGAATATCTGAAAGCATACAATATTTTTTAGTCATTAATGGATGATATAGACACAATCTATTATCAAATAGAATATTTATTGTGTACATGATTGTAGACCATATTGTAGATATCAGTGTATGAATCAGAAATAGAAATTTTGATATTAGATTTAATCTCATCACACCCATAATTTAATATGATTATACGTAATAATGTTTTATCGGTATGATGTCTGTAATCAACAAGAAGCAGTAGATCTAATATACTTCTGGGACACATTAGGTTCGTAATAAATTCCAATTATGTCTTCGTGGTAATTGGTTCTAGATGTAACTGCAATTAGATTTCGATATTGTGATAAATCTCTAATTTCAACTAATGGGGGATAATAATAAAATAAATTACCATCAATTTCATATAGATCTTCAGTAGGTTTTAAAAATTCTGTTATTAAAACATTAATATAAAACCGTTTCTGCAATTTGGCATATATCTTTTGAAAAATAGTATCAAGTATTTTTAAACTTGATATTGTGAATCGTGCAGTTAACCCAGACATTAATAAAAAATAAAATATATGACCTTAAGGATAATGCAAAAAATTTAATATCCTATTTTCAATAAATTCAGACAATTGTAGACTTTCAGATATTTGCCCAATAATTTGATTACGATGAAAACCACAAATTACTAATAATATTAACAAGTATAATAATGATAATATAAATTTTTTATTAAATATATAGAATATAATGATTATAATGATAGATTCTAATATAACAAACCTATGATTAAACGTAAAAAATACATCTTCAAGTATAGTATATAACACAACAAAGGTAGTTTTTATAACTATTTCCACAATATCATCAACCAAAGATAGAAAATGATGAAGTATATTTATCCCTATAACCACATACCAAGTATTTGTTGTTCGAACGCCATAACAATGATAATCAGTGTCATTAAATTGTTGATCTGTAAATGATGACCATTGTTGAACAAAACCATCAACACAAACTCCATTTAAAATGTATTGACAGGTTTTTATATATTTTTGAAAAGGAAAATTAATTAAATGTTCTGATGATTTAAACAATAATGGAATGTCAGAATATAATAGATTATTATCATTAATATTACTAACAAAATAATTACCACTTTCTCTTGTAACTGTTGATCTTTTTCTAATATCAAGTTCATTTCTATCAGTAAATAAATCATTATAAAATGGAGCCAAATGATGTGAAAAACAAACTCGGTGACCATCATAATTTAACACATAATCGTCAGCTGAATAATACGGCGCTAATACAATATTACCATCAGAAAATTCAAATAAAAAACGGGATAACAAAAACCAACTATTATATGAGTTATTTTGAATATTATAAAAAGATGGATTTAAAAAATATACTTTCGGAATGTCTTTAATAGTTATATAATCACGTTCAGGTAACACACCTAAGCAGACAGCAACTTGTGAAAATGATAAAAATCCATTTCTTTGAAATACGAGAGCGACAAAAGTACAGTCCAATTTAGTGAACGAACAATCGTCAGGTTTAAGAGCAGTACCACCGATTACATCAATACATTCTAAATCATATCTTTGCGGTAAACTAAATGTTGAAGACGTATTGTCAAAACGTAAAGAAAAAGTAAAATTTGTGCCATTACGTAAAAAATCATAAGGTGAAAACGAATGTGAGGAATAATTAATGGCGTCTGATTTCATTATTAATATTATTTCTACCACGACCAGTAATAGGCATTTGGTTTGGACCCACAAACATACGAACATTTTGTATTTGTGGTGCGATTGTTGTATCGGGTTGTTCAACAGGTGTTGTTTCGGGTTTTTGAACAGGTGTCGGTATTGTTGCGGATTCTAAAGTAATAATTTGATCTGGAATTAGTCACATATTATATAATAAAATTATAGAAATGGCTAACCAAACTAGTCTATGTTGTGGTTTGTTTAAAGCAAAATAGACAAAAATTATGACGCTTACAAGTATATGAAAACGTAGATCTAAAGAATGTGTAGTTGCATAAAATTCAACAACAGATACAGCGGCTATAGTAGCAACGTCAGGAATGTTATAAATAACTATACCTGAAGCAATAAGACTTGGAGCAAAGTGATTATATTTTTTAAAATATGTTGCTGCGGTACCAATCAAGTTAGTGGTGTTATTAACTGTATTGTCTGCAATAAGTTTATCAATCGGACTGTTAGTAATGTATTTATACTCAACACCTACAACAACTAACCATGAACATAATAATAACAAAGTTACTGGATCAGATGCAACACGTTCAAGGGATCTTGTAAATGCAACCATTATTATTATTTAAAAAATCTTAGAACTTGAGTTTTTATATTGTAAATAAACGATGGTTTATTAGATTTTTGTTTATTATTACGTTTATTATTACGTATATTTCGTTTAGATGTTGTTAAACTTGTTGTAGGATTTGAAGAACTCAAATTGGGTGGGGGCGACATTATATAGAAAAGTTATTTATCACAACTCGGGAGTAAAATTCCTTCCTTAATAACTGCGTTTTCACCAACTGTAAAAAGTTGATTGAAATGTCTTGTATCACTAACAGCATATAATATTGCTTCGCAGACTGTACCTATATCAATTGATTTTCGATATCTTTCTAATATTGCTGCATTAATTTGTTCGTCAATATTTTTATCCTTTAAAACTGATGTTAAATCTAATAATGATCTTCTATAACATTCAACATGTTCATAGTTGATCATATCACTCCTTCCGAGTTTAGTCAACAATTTAAATGGACATGGTACAACTTTAATATAGTTATCAACGCGTATAAGATATTTTGAACAAAATGAATAACTATTATAGCGAAAAAATTTTGATTCAAGGTTAGCAAAATCGGCAATTTCTTCAGATTTATTCTTTAAATTACGACCAAAAACTAAAGAATCATCACCAGCAAACATGGCATAATGTATATCATTAGGATAAAGAAAAGCTACAATTGCTGCAGTTAGCATAGTGTTACTTATTAACGTTGTTCCTACGCCGCTTTTTCTTTGAGCACCAACATCGACACTGTATCCAAATGACCTATCTCTTAATGTACTGCATTCATTAGCTTTCCACCAGATTTTTAGTAATTTTTCACTAACTCCTACCATACGATATAACTCCATTTCAAAATATAATACCATTAGTTGTTGCGATTTATCAAACTGTTTAAAATCAATCTCGAGAGCTTCATAGTTTTCCATCATGTCGCATATTCCATCCTTATTAATCCTGTATTCAAATTCTTCCAATGACATGTTATTAAAGAAAATACAATTACCAGTCAACAAGCTTACAATACGTTTAGTAGCTTCTCGAAAAATTGGACAAAAGATCATATTTGCTGCTTTATCATGACTGGCTATTGTTTGAACTGCAGCATAGTTTGATAACGCATCGTCTTCTAAATTAGATTTAGGTGTTGTTTTTATATCTAAATTAAAGACATTTAATCTAGCATCGTTCAATATAAAATTTTCATCAATAGCACTATCAATTGACGCTGGTTGTGTTTTCATCCACTCATGAACCATATTTTTAGTAGGTGTTAAAATATTCTTTTGATACGTTTTTATAAGATGAATTTTTGATTTATCAATAAATTGACTGTATAGTGCACCAAATAAACACTTTGCACTAGTTTTTGCATCAAGATCAGAACTAAATATGGGAACGTTTAGGTTTCTTTTTAATAATCCAAATAAAATCTCTAAATGATTCCTAGGTCTTTCAGCTGGACAATCAGTTTTTATTTCTGGGATTAAAAAATCATAAGTCTTGTTGTGGCATCTCCACTTTCCAGGATTAGCTATAATACTATCAACAGAGACACTATGATCAGCTTCTGACATAATCCTAGGTAATGTGGATGGAATAGCCATGATGGCATCGGGCTTTAGTTGTTGATAGGCAGCATTTAATACTTCCTTAAAACATGTAATATTATTGTTCCTAATAACTGGTTTAGGTTTCAGTATATCCATTTTTGGTGGTTCGAAATTAGTAGGGGTATAAATAGTATAATCAATAAACCCATTATTTCTCAATACTATATCTGTATTCGGTGTTTTTAAAAATAATGGTGGTATAGGTGTTAATTGTATAGCTGGTCCTTGATACGCTGAAGAATTATTTGTGATATGAGTGATATATTCATCTTGATCAAAGACAAATATATCATTACCGGATTTATCGAATTGTTCACTTTTAATTTTTGTATTGTTCTTCTTAATCATCGTGTGATTATTTAGGCATGTCCTATTTATTAATTCAATAACTTCTAAGGGTAACTCAAAATTTTCTACATTATCCGTTGTATATTTCGCCATTTCAACATTACGGCAATATGTTTTATTATTGTTAATTCTTTCCGCGTAATAATCAGTATGCATCGATGTTTTTATGTAATAAGTGAAAGAATGAGTATACCTAGTTAAAGCAACTAGAAAATGTTTTGGATTTTTATATAGTTCTTCACTAATTTTATCATTATCGCGAATAAAAACGATATGTTTCGCTGACATGCCTTGAGATTCATGCACAGTATTGACATCTGTAACATTTTTAAATCCGAATTGTATTAATCGTGATTTTTCAGCCTGATTCAATGTGATGATATGAATATCATCTATATCTTTAATTTCATTCAATATTTGTTCAAAAGAATTATAGTGCTTTACATGCATAGTAGATTCAATAAATGGTTTAGTACTTAAGAAATTACCAATACCATATTCATTTTCAAATAATGCACAAACATCCGGAGGACATCTATAAGATATTTTAAATTTACCCAAATATATACCTACTTTATCTAATATGTCATAGTGTGCACAATTTAAGGCATTACGTTCAATATTAGATAATTGTTGATCGTCACCTAAACAAATTATTGCCTTTGCTTTATATAACGCAGCTATTGCTAAGATAGAACCAAGATGCGTCATATTACATTCATCAAAAAGTATTATTTGTTCATTACCTATTCCATTCAATAATGCACTTGCAAGAGTTTTAACAGAATTTTTTACGGATTTATCATAATTCTTAATTAAAGCATTTCTCACATCATCTTTACTTTTCCTCGTTATAGTCAAATATGTAGTCTTTTGATTTTTAAACACACTAATCAACTTTGTAGTTTTTCCGCAACCTGGGACGCCTTGTTTATAATACAATGGTGGATAATTAGTATTAAAGTCCATGTTATCCAAATTACTATTCATTCTATGCTTTAACAATAGGCATGATGTTTCACCAACTAAATAATACCTAACATCTGTAGATATTTCAGACATCAACACAAATTTAGATCCGTCATACGCATATAATACTTGATTAGTATAAGGAATCCTAGGAGGAACGACGAACTTTGAAGTGTGACTATCATATATTGAAAAATTTTCTTTTGGAAAATTATTAAAGACATTAGGATTATAATTATTACTTACAAGATTTTTATATGCAATGGAATAAGTTTCTTCACACGCTTTAACATCATTTGACACATTCTTTATAAATTCTATTACTGCATTCTTCTCATAAAAATATTGATCGTTAGTGTCAACATTATACATCGGCTTGGTACCTTCAATTATATTTCTTACGATAAAGTCATCTTCAATTGCAATAACTTGATTTAAATGTGCAATATCCGTATAATCATTTTTCATGAAATTATATTTTATCAAAGTATTTTTAATTTTAAATTGCAATTTAACAAGTTCACTATCAGCAACACGAAAAGGTAAATCAACCATTAATGGTGTTAAACGTTCATCATCAATTATATACGATAATTTATTATTTACATCATTAATATTAACTTCAGAAATGATTATACCACATCGTTCTTTATTAGCTATAACTTTAATTGGGTTCGCAGAAGTTGACGACAGAGAAATATCAAAATATTCATTAAAATTATATTTTGTAATTTCTGATTCGGTTGTAATTTTAACATCATTTTCACATTTTGTTATTTCTTTCTCCTTTAGTGGTATAATATTAGAACTCTCTTGTAATTCAGTAAGCTTTTGTATTGATTTTGGTTCGTACAATGATACAATCTTTATTTCTTCTGTTGATGATTCATCTTTAATATTTAATTCTTGGTTTTCAGAATTAATATCAATTTCATTTCCTATTTCTTGTAATTTTATAATATCCTCATCACTATTCACACTACTTGTGTCATCACTATTTAAATCAAAAAGTTCTGTTATATCATCACTTGCTTTAATTATTGTATCACGTAAGTTTGCATTACGTCGCTTATAAATCGGTTGTTTAATGACTATTTTTGTTTCTGGATTGAATTTCTTCATTTGATTAATGATCTTATTATCGATATCACTTAAAGTATCGATTTCTTTTTCAGTTAAAGTATAATTACTAACGGTTCTTCCAAATTGATATTCTTTAACAATCTCATTAAGCATATTACCAAATTTAAGTTGATGAGTTAAAGTGGTTATCAAACTGTGATTGCTATCTTTTATTAAACGTTTCAAAAGAAATTGTAATAACATTAATGATGTAGTTTCCATATGTCTTGTTTTTGTGTATTTATCGCATAATTCAATAAACCACTTAAAATTATTATTGACTAAAGCTGAATAAGCCATAAATATATCATTTTTGTTGACGACACTAATAATATCTGCGATTGTATTCTCATTACCGGGCAATTTAAGTTTAGATTTTGCGCCTAAAGCCGCAGTTTTTAATATTTTTTCAATGATCTTATTTGAACCAAAAACTTCATTAAATCCCACTTTCATAAAATCATCATCAATTTTACAATTTATTAATCTTTGTAATATATTCAATGTATCATTTTCAATATTAACAGATGGTCCTTGTTTTGAAAAAACTAGATACGCTTCAGTTGAGTAAGGGTTCATTAATGGACATTTATGAATACCAATACAATTCATTCTGATATTTCTTAAAATTGATTTTAAATATAAATCATCACAAACATCAATAACTTTAAGTATCAAATAGTTGTGATCTATATTTTGTTTTTTAAGATTAATCAAAAACTTTGACATCATATCCTTATCATATTTATGATAGTCATCATGTTCTCCATTTGATGCATCATAAATTAACAAATCAACAGATGATACAGGTATTTCTTCATGTAATATATCATAGTCTTTCATATCATAGTGATACAATTTAGTTTCATTAGAATTATGTTTAGAAGCTCCAGTATAAATAACATTTGGAATTTTTGACATTAAACACGCAACTCCACCAACACCACTACCAATCTCATATACTGAATCAAATTTAATATTATATTTATTTATAATATCAACAATCTTCATTGCGGATCTATTTATTATCATATCTGGTAGAATATTATGTAAATTTTGATATTCGTTATTATATTTTAATTTATTTTCCTTAAACCGTTGAGAACATTTACCATCACGATATGATAAATCAATAATTAATTGAGCCAAAGTGCGTGATAATCTTAATTTATCAAATAATGGATTTTCAATTACATCATAATGGCCAATAGGATCGCCATTAGTGTATAAATATTTTACTACTACTGAAACATCATCACAATGGTCAGTATCATATTTTATTGGATTATGACTTTTAATAAACAATTGTGTTGAAACACCAACTACATTACCAATAAATGCTAATGTCGTGAAATTTCCAATTCTTGTTTGTAATGAATCCATAATTAATTCCTTTTCATATGATGTTAATGATTCTGTTAATACTTCATCATCCATAATGTCAGTAATGATATCAATCATAAATTCAACATCATCAATACCGAGAACATACGCTAATGCTCTAAACGCACATAAATTATCAACACCTGATATTTTCTTTACTAATGTTTTATCATACGGCGTAACAGTCATAGAATTTTTTGTTTGTTTTGTTGGTGGTAATTTTAATGTTTTTGTAATATTATTAAAATGAGAACGCGCAATTTTTTCATCCATCGTTTTTTCTACTGCTTTATTAAGTTCTTCATCCAACAAAATTAATTGTTTTTTAAATTCAAGTGGAAATTCCGTTCTTCCGCATTTAAAATAATCAACATGGCTGGATGTATCAGTAATAGTAAGTAAACTTTCAATAAGAATTGGATATGTACATTTCTTTTCACACCAGCCCAATAATGTTTTAAAAATAAAATGTTGAAGTTTATCTTTAAGATTGAAATAACTAGAAATAGTAGTTTCGAACATCTTCTTAGCATCTTTTGTCATCATATGTAACATCTCGGCTGTTTTTGCACGTTCTTTCATTGAATAGATATACATTGATAAACTGAATAATTCCAATTCACTCGATGATAATCTACCGCCGCGAGTATGATGTATTGTGATATTATTGATAACCATAGAAGAATTAATTGATTTGGCATATGTTCGAATGCTATTCAAAACAAATTTGTTACCTTCAAGTGAATTAGCATAATTAAGAGTAGCATCAATCATATCTGTTGGTGCAATGAAGCTAACGGGTTGTAACCTTAAAGAGGGAATCGCTTTCATAGTATTAGTATTTAAATTTGTAAATGTAGTGATAACTTTAGAATTTTCATATGTACACAAAGAAAACATAACTGAACCAGTAATTGGTCTCTCAACATTATTTGAAACCTTTGTAATTGAGAAGAACATAGTACCAGCTCGAGTGGCAATACATTCTCGCCTATACATTGCATCTTTATAAACAATTAAGCCAGTATAAAAATGTGATTTATAAGTATTAAAATTATGTGTATATCCGTGACTGCTATCACCAATACCAGAAAATGTGATGTATTTACCGTTAGGATTCATTATTCCAGTTTCAGTTGATCTAAATATTCGTATTCCTTCATTTCTATTGTGAGTTTCTGTGCATATTAAATAACGAATGTCTCCTTTTAAAACTTCAATTGCAAATAATGCTTTCTTGTTATATAATATTTTTCCTTTTATTTCGTTAGTCATATCATAAGATGAATGTAAAAATTTTAACGTAGTAGCAGTATAATTACAATCTTGAGCGGGATTATGACAATAAAAATGAGTTTTTTCATAATTTTGTTTGACTATTTTTCCATCGGTTATAGCTTGAGCTAATTTCATTCCAGAACGTGTATATCTAGAACCATCTTCGGGATTATCAATACTATTAGCACAAGTATGAATATTTAATTTATTTTCAATTATAGACTTAGCATAATCACCTCCAACATCAATCATTACAAAATCGTGTGAATCTATATTCGATATGGAATTTTTAGTATAATTTAAATATTTATCTGCTATCTTATCTTCTAAAATACGTAAATTTGCATTAAGAGCATGTTGATGATAAATTTGTGATGTAAACTTTATATCAAATTCTGGATAATATGATCTAACATCAATTTGATTTAATTGTTGTGCAGTATTCTGATGATTATTAACGTAAGGTAAATGTACAACTTCTCTACCATTTATAAATTTTTGATCAGTTTCAACATTAGCAAGTAATGAAGCCTTCATAAATTGAGAAGCTGTATCTGCACAAACTTGTTGAATCAATCTGTTATGTTGATTTTCTTGCAAATATTCTGTAGGACTCAAACCAATCATGCTTGACATAGTGGCTAAATCATTTTGTAAATTATTGATTGAAGTCATACCAATACGATAATTAGCATTATATAAATTTAACAGAGTGCTAATTTCAATTAAGATGTTACATTTCATGCCATCAAAGTGTAATAAATTTGATGCAACGTAGAAAGGACATGGTATTAGTCCATTTAACCCGATAACGGGAATAATAGATGATAATACATCAATTAATAAGGGACAATAGTCAACCAATTTTTGTTGAATAACAACACCATAATATTGTTCGACGAATTCATAGATACCTCTATAACAGTGGCCTACCGGCCAATCATTGTAAAATATTCGCATGTTATAAAAATAACAACAAA